GGCGTTCGTGAAGAGGATGTGGCCCGGCTTCATTGAGGGCCCACATCACCGGAAGATCGCTAACGCATTCGAGCGAATCGCCAGGGGTGAATTAAAGCGGGTATGTATCTCCCTGCCCCCCAGGTCGGGGAAATCAGAGCTCAGCTCTTATATGTTCCCGGCGTGGTTCTTGGGGAAGTTCCCTAGCAAGCAAATCATTCAGGCGTCCCACAAGGCCGAACTGGCCGTGGGCTTCGGCCGGAAGGTCAGGAACCTTGTTGGTTCCCAGCCTTATCAAGAGGTCTTTCCGGATGTTGGCCTAAGGGCCGACTCGAAAGCTGCCGGTAGATGGAACACCACCCAGTCGGGCGTTTATCTGGCCGCCGGTGTAGGCGCGGGTATCGCTGGTTTCGGTGCTGACCTTGTGGTGATCGACGACCCACACGATGAACAAGAGGCCATGCATGGGGCTCACAACCCTGAGATCTTTGCGCGGGCGTTGGATTGGTATCTGACAGGCCCGAGACAACGTCTTCAACCAGGGGCAGCCATCTGCATCATCGCCACCAGATGGTCCAAGATGGATCTAATCGGTCGGGTGCTGTCCGCATCGTCCGACAACAAGCTAGCGGATAAGTGGGAAGTCATTGAAATCCCTGCTCTTCTTGAGGATGGCCAGTCCTACTGGCCAGAGTACTGGCCGACAGATGAGCTTCTAGCCACCAAGGCCAACATTCCCCCGATCCGGTGGAATGCCCAATACATGCAATCGCCTACCGGCGAGGAGGGCGCTCTCGTTAAGCGGGATTGGTGGAAGCGGATCAGCCGCGCTCCCCCGCGCGAGGATATGGAGTTTGTGATCCAATCCTGGGACACCGCTCACCGCGTTACCCAGCGAAGCGATTACTCTGTCTGCACCACATGGGGCGTAACAGAGCGCGGAGCCGCCATCTATCTGATGGATGTTCACCGGGAGCGTATGGAGTTCCCGGAGCTGAAGGCCAAGGCCCTTGAGCTCTACAGGAAATGGAAGCCGGATAGCTGCATCATTGAGGGCAAGGCCGCAGGCGACGCCCTGATCCAGGAACTTAGGCGCATGGGCATCCCCATCGCCAGCTACACCCCCTCGCGCGGGGAAGATAAGCTAGTCAGGGTCAACGCCGTGGCGGACATCTTCTCTTCGGGGATGGTTCATGCCCCGGAGACTATGTGGGCGGATGAGTTAATCGAGGAGTTCGCCGAGTTCCCGTACGGAACCCACGACGACCAGGTCGACTCATCCACCCTGGCGCTGCTTAGATACCGACAGGGAAACTTTATCCGACTGACCTCTGATGAGGATGAAGACGATTTCAGGCCCGATATCCGGGCGGACTACTATTAATGGTTGAGCAATGATTGTTAAGCCCCTCTCTCCTGATGACCCCTACGGCCTCATTGAGGATGAGGAGGTTGCTGTTGATGTACTGCCAGACATCGACGAAACGATCTCCAACGAAGATGGCTCTATGACCATCAACTTCGGCGAGAAGGAAGAAGAGGGTCCTTCCCTCCCCACTGAGCATGGCGCCAACCTTGCCGAGGGCATGGACAAAGAAAAGCTCTGCGAGATCAAAGATCAGGTCCTTGAGCTAGTCGACGCCGACGACAGCGCGCGCGAAGACTGGAAGAAGACCTATGCAGATGGCCTTGATTCTCTTGGCCTCAAGAACGAAGACAGAACAAGGCCATGGAACGGGGCGTGCGGGGTGCATTCGCCGCTGCTGATGGAGGCCATTGTCCGCTTCCAGTCACAGGCCATGTCTGAGATCTACCCGCCGTCTGGACCGGCCAAGACTCGTATCGCTGGCAAGGACACGCCTGAGCGCAGAGCGAAAGCCGTAAGAATTCAGGACGAGCTCAACTTCCAGATCACCAGGCGCATGAAGGGGTACCGCCCGGAGATGGAGAGGCTGCTGTTTCAGCTGGCGTTCGGCGGCTCTTGTTTCAAGAAGATCTATCCGGGCGCTCAGAACACCGTGCCGGAAGCGAAATTTATCCCGGCCGAGGATATGATCCTCCCGTTCAACGCCACAGGCATTGATGACGCCGAGCGCATCACCCACGTGTGTCGGTATTCGCCCAACCAGATGAAGCGGCTTGAGGTCAGTGGCTGGTTCCTGGCGCATGATGGTGACGCCATCACCGTGTCGGGCGACGACATTAGCGAGAAGACCAATGAAATCATCGGACTGGACCCAACGACCCCGTCAGCGGACGAGTTCGTTGTCAAGGAAATCCACATTGAGCTCGACCTCGGAGAAGACGCCGATGGCCTTGCCTTGCCCTATATCGTTTGTGTCGACACCACCGTCGATTGTGTCAGATCCATCAGAAGAAACTGGAACCCTCAAGACCCGCTGAAGGCGCGGCTTGAATGGTTTGTTGGCTACGAGTACGTGCCCGGCATGGGGCCGTATGGGTTTGGTCTGGTCCATCTGATCGGCGGCATTGCGAAATCCGCAACCTCCATTCTAAGGCAGCTGATCGACGCAGGCACCCTGGCCAACCTTCCGGGCGGCCTGAAGTCTAGGGGTATGAGGGTCAAGGGCGACGACACGCCTATTACTCCTGGTGAGTGGCGTGACGTTGACGTGACCTCGGGAAAGATCGCCGACTCCATCTTCCCCCTGCCCTACAAAGAGCCGTCTGGCGTTCTCCACCACCTGCTGCAACAGCTGATCGACGAGGGCCGTCGCATCGCCTCCATCGCTGATACGGATGTTGGCGACATGAAGGGCGAGGCCCCTGTTGGCACAACCCTTGCGCTTCTGGAAAGATCGCAGAAGGTCATGTCTGCGGTGCAGGCGCGTCTTCATTCTGGTCTTGAGAAAGAACTAACTCTGATTGCTGGCGTTATCCGCGATTACATGGGGCCTGAGTACGCCTACGATCCCGGTGACGGGAACCAGCAGTTCAACAGAAACGAAGACTTCAAATCTTCTGATATTGAGATCTTGCCCGTATCCGATCCGGGCGCAACAACTATGGCGCAAAGGGTTGTTCAGCATCAGGCAGCCATGCAAATGGCTTCACAGGCTCCACAACTCTATGATATGCATAAGCTACACAGAACTGGGCTCGAAGTTCTGGGCTTCAAGGATGCGGCTGAAATCGTTCCTGGGGGCGACGAGCAAAAACCTCAAGACCCAATTACAGAGAATCAGAATATTCTCATGGGTCGGCCGGTAAAGGCTTTCCCCGAGCAGGATCACGAAGCCCACATCGCTGTTCACATGGCGGCTGCTCAAGATCCAAAAATCCAACAAATGGTCGGTCAGTCGCCTAACGCCCAACTTGTTATGGGTGCTATGCAACAACACCTGGCCGAGCACCTTGGGTTTGCTTACAGAAACCAGATGGCCCAGCAAATGGGCGGACAGCTTCCGGCTCCGGGACAAGAGGTCCCGCCGGAGATGCAAGACAAGATTGCCCAGGCCGCCGTGCCTGCGGCGCAGCAACTGCTGCAACAACATCAGAACGAGGCTTCTCAAGAGCGAGCCAAGGCGATCGAAGAAGATCCCCTTGTCCAACTTCAAAGAAGAGAGCTCGACCTTGAAGAGGCTGAGATCACCCGTAAGTCTGAGTCCGACTTCATGAAGATGGAGCTGGACGGCGTGAAGACCCTCCTCAAGACTCTGGTCGAGATGGAGAGAGTTCGGGCGCAAGAACGGGCCGAAGGCCTAAGGGCTGGCGTCAAGATCGCCGCCGACAAGGACGGCGGTGAGAGGGAGATGCGACGCTCAAGGGAGCAGCTCGCCCTCGCAACAGAAAAGATCAGGGCGACTAAGTCTAGGGCAACTCCTTCGGATGATGACTGATGGAACAGATTCTAGCTGAGATCCGCCGCCAAAAGCTTGAGCTCTCTTTGGCCATCGGGAGGGGCGAGGTTTCTGACTTCGCCTCATACCGGCAGGCCGTGGGGAAGATCGAGGGACTGACCCTCGCAGAAAATATTATTCAGGACGCCCTTGAACAGAGGGCGGCTGATTAGGTTTCCCATTTTGGGAAAAGCGGTTCGGGGGCCGTCTCCCCTGCTATGAGATCAAATGAAATATGATCTAGAGCTAACGCCTGAGGAGCAATCCCAGGCGCTAAAAGCCATGCGTCCGACAGGCTATCGCCTACTGGTTGCTGTGGCGAAAGTGCAAGAGAAACAAGGTCTTATCTATCTTCCTGACCAAAGGAAGTCAGATGAGGAAACCGCGTCTATCTTGGGCAGGGTGCTGGCCATCGGGCCCGACGCATATGCCGACAAGGATAGATTCCCCTGCGGAGCTTATTGCTCCGTCGATGATGTGATCATGATGGCGTCCTACACAGGCCGCCGGTTCAAGATCAACGACCGGGAATATCGCCTCATCAACGATGACAATGTCATCGCCATCGTAAACGCTCCCGAAATGGTGGAACGCGCATGACCGACCCTATTGATATCGAAGACCAGGTCGATGAGTTCGACATCCAGGTCGAAGACGACGCTCCTCCCGAGGACCAGAACAAGCCGCCCCTTCCTGAAGAGGTTTCCGAAGAGGAACCGACTGAAGAAGAGATTGCTGGCTACAGCGCTCGCGTAAAGAGCCGAATCGAAAAACTGACGCGCCAGAAGCATGATGAGCGCCGTCGAGCCGAGGCTCTCGAAAGAGAGATTCAGGCCGGGGCTCAGGTTGCAAGGCAGCTCTACGAACGGGTTAAGCAGTATGAAGCTGTCTTCCCTCAGTATGAGAAGTTCGGCGTCGATCAGGGTAAGGCCCGGGTTGAGGTCCAGATTGAACAGGCAAAGACCGCCCTCAAAGAGGCCTTTGAGAAGGGTGATGCTGATGGACTGGCTAACGCCCAGGCCGATCTAGCCCGCCTCGTTCCGCAACATGAACAGTTTTCTCGCTATCAACCGGCTACGGTGGAGACCTACACACCTCCTCCGCCGATTGAGCGACAGCCAGAGCCTGACCCCCGAGACACGGAGAGGTTTAAGAGCTGGCAAGCTAAGAACGATTGGTTTGGCCAAGATGAGGAAATGACGTCCTTCGCAAGAGGATGGCATCTCACCAAGGCCGAAAAGGATCCCGGCTATGTCGGGTCTCCTGAATACTACGAAGAAATCGGAAACCTGGTCCGCAAGCGGTTTCCTGAGAAATTCAACTCTTCTGCACAGCAGGGCGGTCGGAAATCTCAGGTTGCGCCGGTGGCTCCGGTAGTACGCCAACAACAAGCCTCGGGACAAGGTTCCCGCAAGAGCATCACCCTGACCCAGAGTCAGGTGCGGCTCGCCCAACGTCTAGGCCTGACCCCCGAGCAATACGCCCGGGAGCTGGTCAAAATGGAAAGATCCTAATGACGCGCACCTCTCGTGACCTCGAAGACCGGGAACATGAAACCCGCAAAGAAGAATGGAACCCCGCCTCTACCCTGCCTCAGCCTGATCCTATGGACGGCTGGCGGTTTAAATGGGTAAGGCGTCTTGTCCTCGGCGAAACCGACATCATGAATATGTCGAAGCGCCGAAGAGAAGGCTGGGAGCCTGTGGCTAAAGAAGAGCAGCCCGATCTGGCCGCGTTCTCGGATAATGAAGCCGTGATCGAAGTTGGCGGACTGGTGCTCTGCAAGATGCCAGAAGAGCGAGCTGAGGCTCGTGACCGCTATTATGCGGACAAGGCTGAGGGCCAGCTCACCGGCCTTAACCAGTCCTTTGCGCGGGAAGCTCGGGCGGATAACCGCCTGGCGCCGACCTTCGAGGAGCGCACCACGAAAGTGAGCCGTCAGGGGTAAGCCTCCGTAGGAGGTTTCCCAGATGATCCATCCATAAATCAATCCAAGGAGACCTCCTATGGCTGCCACTGCTGCACCCTATGGTCTGAAGCCGGTAGAGCTTCTGAACGGTCGGGCTTATCCCGGCGCGTTTGGAACCTATCGAATTGAATCCGGCGAAACCGACACCTTCTTCTACGGTCAACCCGTCCAGCTTGTCTCCGGCTATATTGTCGAGATCTCTGCTGCTGGCATGGGCGGATCCGGCACCCCGAATGAATACATCGGCGTGTTCATGGGCTGCTCGTACACCGACCCCAACACCGGCCAGCCGGTTTGGCGTCAGAACTACCCTGGCTCGGTCACGGCTTCGGACATCAAGGCGTTCATCGCTGACGATCCCGACATCGTGTTCCAGATCCAGACCGAATATGCTTCGTTCGATTGTCTTGCTGCCGTCGGCACCTGCTTCGACCTGAACGAAACTGATTCGGGCTCGACCGTGACCGGCGTGTCGAACATCGCTCTTGATACCTCGGGCGGCGCCGCCGCCACGAAGCCGTTCAAGATTGTTGGTATGGCTACCCTGCCGGACAACATCAACGCCTCGGGTTATGTCGATTGTCTCGTGACGGTCAACCGCCTGTTCCACCTTCTCGCCGGCAACAACGGCTAATAGGAGCGATTCACAATGGCTATTTCTCGCGCCCAGATCCAAAAGGAACTGGTGC